AATGTCATTAGTGCGCTTGTCAGATCGCAGTGCTTCTGTGTTCTTGAAGATAGAGTTAGTAAGAGAATCGCTAACAAGACCTTGGTATTCAGGACTAACCCCAGAAGTAACGCCTTTTGCGTACTCTTTAGCTGCCGCATCAAATCCTTCTGGATCATTTTGGTAAGTATCAAACAGTCTGCTTAGATTCGTTTGCACATCACGGTCAACGCCATCTAAATACTGCTGCCTAATAGCCTCATCATGCACTGCTATTTGTTGGTTGTATGCAGCGTCACCCCAGCCTAAGCCACTCTTCATCTCTATCTTTTCACGAGTAACCTCACCAGTTACAGGGTCAACAGTAGTTGCCTCATCAATGGCTTTCTTAGCTTTCTCAGGAGCCTTTGCCTCGGCTACAGTACGACCAATCCTGCTTGTTGTCTCCAACACATCGCCAGCAAACCCAGCCAATGCCTGCATTCTCTTGATACCAGAAGTGTCTACGCCTGTAGGAGTAAAACCGCCATATCTTTTAATTGGTTGCATAGCCATGTTTAACCAAACTCCTCATCGTATGCTCGCTTTGTTTTTTCGCCACCTTTAAGGAGTGTAGATGCAGCGCCCATGTACGCACCTGCTTTAGCAGCTTTACCTTCACGAATAGTTTGCGCTCTTGCCAGCTTACCACTAAGGGAAATCATGCCTTCACTTTGGCCCCTTGTCTTTGCGCCTTCTAAAGCAATACTAGCTTGTGTTCCTTCTGCTGCAATGCCACTAGCAGCCATAGCTGCAACTGCCGCTGCCTGCTGTCTGTTTAACTCTTCTCTACGAGCTAACTCCTCTGACTCGGCCTGTATCTTCATTTGCCTTGCCTGCTCTTTAGCAGCGTCTTCTGCCGCCTTACCAGCTTGAACCTGGCCATAAGCCCCAACCGCAGTGCTTACCGCAGCTAATATAGTGAAAATCATGACGATTCAACCTCGTACTCTATTGCTTGTAAATGGATAGGGGCAGGGTCTGGTACTGTAATCTCAGGTACTACGTCAATACCCCAGCCTTTACCACCATTGTTGTCTTGTATAATACCAGTTCTAACCTCAAACGGTGTACCTAACGGGCTATCACTGGTGTCACCAAAGTTCCTAACAGCTACAGGGTTGCCGTCTATGTAGATACCAGCACTCTTGTACATGCGTAGGTTCATGCGGTTAATGCGTTTTTCTCGCATAGCATTCTGTGCGCTGGCTTGTGAGCTAGTGTTTAGAGGCATAGGTACAATCTTAGGCACAAAGTTAAGTCCTATCTCTAGGTCTAAGTTACCACCTGACAACTCTTCTGCTGTGAGAGTAATAGTGCCTGTACCAGATACAACACGCTTATCTAAGTTGTTACCGTTACCAATAACACTTACTGTTGCTCCGTTAAGATGCTGATGGCCTAGGCTAACTGTTGTACTGCTTTGGTTTGTTAGCTTGATAGAGGAATCAAGTAAGTAGTCAAAGCTCCAGCGATCTAGTGAGTATCTAAAGTTAACGCCTGATGTGATAAACCGACTAATAACATATAGCTCATTCTTTACTACAGAGGCAGATACTAAGAATCTTGATGCTTCAACACCACCAATAACGTAGCCACTCTTAGCGTTTGTGTACCGTGTAAAACCGTTAATGTCTTGTGCGCGTACAGTGTTGAGTACAGCAGCATTGCCGTCCTCATTGATAATAAACACCCAGTTAGAGTCTTCTGACGTTGTGCCAGACAATACAGCTACATCAAATGGGTTAGCAATCAACTGAGAAGACAGCACAGATATGTCATTAGACGTATAGGCATCCTCATTGAAGTTAAACACAAACTGCCGTAATGTCTGACCATTTTGGTCAACAAATAGCGTAGCACCATCTAAGGACTTAGCCTCTAGGTATCCAGAGCCATGCTGTGTCTGAGATACAATGTTGATAGTAGATGGCGTATTGCCCTTAACTAAGAACTCTGCACCAGTAGTAAACACTTGTAGCCCACGATCAGAGTTAACATCTACGATCTCTGTCTGTGTCCTAGCAGTAAGTGTGACAAAGATACCTTCATCATCATCACCTTCTTTAAAAAAGAAATCAAAAAAAGAGCCTGACTTTGACGCAAATAGGCTTTGCTGTTTAGACCTAGTGCCGCCTAGCCACAGTCTGCCACCGTGGAATGTACCCATCTTTGGATAGCCGCGTGTAGCACTCCATACATCCTCTTTGCGTGGAGAACCTTGAGTAGTAGTGCCAAACGTAATCTCATTAACTGTTCCTTTAATGTTTGACGTTGGGAATGCCGACCATGCTTCAAATGAATTTGCTGACTCGCCAGAAGCAGTAATGACAAAATCACTATTGTTAGTAGAAGTAACCCCTACGCCCGTTTCACCAAACACAGGCATAGCTTGCAGGTTTCTTTCTATGTTAGCAGACGATGAACTAGCACTACCTGTAATAGTAATAGGTTTACTTAACACACCTTCAACATCTATTTGTAATCTATCACCTGGAGAAAAATGACCTAAAGTCATTGTTGTCTGATAGGTTGTAGGTGTAGGGCTTTGTGCGTCATCATAATCAAACTGCGGCACATTCAAAAACGGTATGTCGTCAATAGCAAATGAGCTAGACGAATCAACTCCATCGTTAATAATGCGCTTAGGTGGATGTTCCTCATGGAACAATAGCATGACATTCTCTGTCTGTACGTCACGCACCCTAGCAATCTGGTTAAAGTCATAGGGCAGAGGCAGGTTAGCTATTAACACAGTATCTGTAATTGTACCGTGCGGGATACGGTAGACAGCTAAGTTGCCAAAAGAAGGCGGGTTAGTTGGGCTTACAGTGCCTGATGATGGCGCTCCACCAGTAGCCACGCACAAGTAGTGCCTGTCAGTCTCAATGCTAAAGTCAAAGGTTTTAACGTCAGAGAAGCTCAGGTTGTCGTATATAACATTTAACTCAGTCAGTTCGACCTTCTGTGAGCCTAGATCACCTGTATCACCTGTACGCACAAGACGCACATACGGTGTAGCTATAGTATCTGTAATCTTAGTTCTTAGCGATGTAGGCGCAGACGTTACTGTAATGCTTGCGCGATCAGTCCAGGCAGTGCCGTTAGACGATGTTTGCACCTTGAATACAGATGTATCAGTGTTAACCAAAGTAAGCTGTATGTTTTGCACATCGATAAAGACTATGCCTGTAGTAGTGCTGGCTAAATTATACTGAGCAACAATATAATCAGCATTTGAGCCTGTGCCTAAAACGCCAACATTAGTTGTAGTAGTACCCTTAGTAGTGTCACTAAAGTCGTTTAGATTAGCTGGTGTGCCGCCACGGGGCATGGTTGCCGTTAACTGGCTAGTAAGATATGCGCCCATGATGTTAATAGGCTTATCAATATGCTCTGTGCCTGGCCGTCTTTTAAGACCACCCTGCGGTACAATCACTACATTCTCAGCAGTCTCTACGCCAGCATAGTATTGATTAAGGTCTGTACGTCCCTTTAGTAGAGGCGATAGCTCACCGCTAGTAAAGCTGCTTTGCAGGAATTGTGAATTAGCCATTAGTACCTCACATTAATAAATGGTTGGCTTCTAAGCGGCTCCGTTGGGTATTGTTGTGAATCAGTGTAACGTGCCATACGAGATGCGTTCTCATACTTAGCAGCGTTAACCTGTGCTGATGCAGCACTGTCCCTGATAGATGGCGCAAAGTCCATTGCTAGTGCGTACTCAATCATCTTAGCAAAGTAAACAGGCCATTCACCTTCAGCCACGTTTGCTATGTAATCGACGTACAAAGGCCCAGATGTATTAGCATACACCTTGTCGCCATAGATTCTGTATTGTATTGCAGGGTCTAACTTGACTACGTTAATCAGGTCAGCAGGAAGCTGATAGATATTCTTGTAGTCATTACCTACTGGAGTCTCGGTAGTAAGGGCTAACTGCGCTAATCGTCGAGCAAAGCCCCAGCGATACTTGGACATTTCAGCCTGTACTATGTTGTCGTACAAGTTGTTAGCTACTGTTTCTGCGCGTGTGTTACCACTTAATGATGTGATAGGCAGGTCGCCAATCAAAATCAAGGCGTTAGAAATTAACTTAATCTTCTCTGCCATACTTACCTCAGTAAGAAAGGGGGCCGAAGCCCCCAGTCAGTTTTACGCTGTTACTGTTAAACCAGCAGCCGCTGTAATGCTAGTAGCGGTTTGAGTCTTGATGTAAGTCAAGTGTACTACTGGTGCTGTAGCAGTAGTGGTGTCTTTACAGATAATCAAATCACCAATGCTTAACTCATTGATAGCCGCAAGAAAATAATCTGCGTTATCAATGTCAGTCTTGCCATCAGTAGAAGTGTACTGCCAAGTAGAACCACCATTTCCAGAACCGCCAATGCGGCATAAACCATCTCGTGCAAAAGCCATGTCTAATTCTCCTTATGCAGTTTGAGTGTATTGAACTTTAACCAAACCACCTTCGTCGCGCACAACAGAGCCAGCCTTCAGCATGCCGTTACACAACCAAGAAGTACGCTCGGCTACCCAGTCGATCTCGGTCTTCATGTCGATACCGAGGGCAAGGCCCACAGCAGGACGCTGGAAGAAGTAAGAGTCAACTACGTTAGCAGCAACAGTCAGTCCACCCTCTACGCGAGACTCAAGAATTACAAACTTGAAGCCAGCCAGAGTGTCAACATCACCGTTTACGAGTGCTTTAATAGCTTGATAGTCAGAAGAAGTTGCCTTCTCGTCGTTCAACAGTCCACCTAGACCCAGTGCGTTTACAGCAGCAAACAGCTCAGAGTTAGGAACACCTTGGTCGCGTAGCTCAACCTGGGCTTTAATTACTTTAGCCATGTTCAGGTTAGAAGCGTTGCCACCTACGTTGGTGCCGATAGTTGTGGTCAGAGGAGTAGAAGCATCCATAGCGTCGATAACAAGCTGGTCAGTACGACGACCCAAGGCACCAGCGATAGTGTTAGCCAGTTCCTGCTTCTCATCAAAGTTGACATCTTGAGCATCAAACATGTCAGTGTACTCTGGAGCATTCCAGTTGCTTAGAGTGGCAGTCTTAAACTCGTGCGCCACATCCATAGGAGTTACCAAGTCAGAAGTAGACTTCTGGTTAGCAAGACCTTTACCCATACGACGAAACTTGTAAGTGTCGCCAACTACATTGTTGCGCTGTGTTACAGCACCTTTCAGCAGGCCCATGCCCTGATAGGCATGTTTAACCATACTGTCAAACTCTGTGACCGCTACGGCCGATAGATTTTTACTCATAGTAGATTCCTCGAAAAAGAGTAAATTAAAAAGTTTTTCAAGGTTTTTGCTGAGTACCCAGTAAATTGGTCAGCATCCAACCTAATTTACTGGGCCTTAAAGAAAGGGTATCCAGTTTTTGAATTATACCCTGAATACCCCTATTGGATCAACCAACAGTGCGTTGGTGCGGCCTGTCGCCACCAAAGTCTTGCATCATCTTCTGTATTTTTGCTTCATGGCTTCTATCAGCACTACGCAATAACCCACCATGCTCATCTTTCTTGAACATCTCGGCCTCAATGTCTGACCATGTAAGACCTGTAGGGCTTTCACCACCGTCAATAGGTAGCTTGGTAGGGGCTGTAGCTGACACTAGCATCTCAATTAACTGCACTGATTCTGCTGTAGTCACTAGATCACGGGCAACATCAAAGTCTTCAGCACTCATATTGTTCTTCATAAAGCCTTCAATCGTCTTTATGCGCTGCTGTGCGTTGTCACCTAACTTAGCTAACTCTTGCTCCTGCTCAACCTGCTCAACAGCCTCAGATTGCGCGGTTAACAGTTCCCAAGCATCGTTAAATGCGTCCTGGGACATGTTAGTCTTGTTAGCAAACTCGGTTAGCTCCTCTAGTAGAGCGTCACCAGACTCAATACCTTCAGGGCCAGCATAGCCATCTTTAGGTGCGCCTGTAAATCCACCAAACTTCTTCTCTAGCTCTGTATACGCTTTAGCCTGTTCTGCAACAGACTTGTACTTGGTAGGGTTGTACCACTCAGGCATATCGCCTGCACCCTTGATACCATCTGATAAAAAGTATTCACCTTCACTTAACTCTGGCGATGACTGATCTAACAGGGTATCGCTTGTTGTTTCTTCTACTGCGGCCTGTTCTTCTGACATTAAATTTTCTCCCAGGGTAGGTCGATAATCTTTCTCGTCTTCCCTAATGGTTGGTGTTTAAGTTTTATCTCGCATAACTTGCGCTGTCCATTGAGCAAGGCGAGAGAGTTAACGTCGATCCATTCAACGCTTTTGCCATCCTTATTACAGCGGAATGCACAAAACTTGCCTACATAATCATAGCCATCAAACTTATACTGTTTAGCTAAGTCATCTAGCCATTCCATCTTAAAGCCAATTTTATCTAGGTACTTCTTAGACTCATCACCTATAAGAACTTTTGGCGTTACCTTTACGGCACGTTTCTTAACTTCTTTAGTCATAGTATTTCTGCTTGGTTGATTTGATTAATTATGAATTTAACCACACCTGACTCACCGTTATGGTAAGCAGATTCGTAGTTTACATTAGGAGAGCCAAAGGAAGTGTCATTATCGTAGATAAATCGTTTGTGTAGATCAGCAATGACTTGCTTACCTTCTTCAGAGTTGAAGCAACGATTGTATGCTTTAGCTAGTTCAGCAGCTTGTGACCGTTTTTTAGCCGTCTGCTTTTTTGCGGCCTCTGGGTTAACAGAAGCCTTCTCGATATCATCCCAACTCATTGTACTGGCGGTTGGCTCGTAGCCATTCCAGCTTGTTCAGCTTGTGCGCCAGCCTGAATGATTTGTTGTTTCTCTGATTCGCTTCGCAATAGTTCAGCAGGCATACCAGTTTTACCTCCAGCCCATGTACCAAAGTCTTCCATCTTAAAGGAGATCATGGCTTGGTCTGGGCCAGCAGTCTGCAATACAAATGCTACAGCCTGTTGCACTGACATCAGGTCTTCACCATCTTGCGCCTTAGCTAATGGAGACAAGAATTTAATATCTACGTCTTTATTATCTAACTGTATAGGGGTAATTAGTCCTCTACGAGTTAGAATAGCTGCTACACGCTTGATGATAGGGATTAATACTTCGGTCTGCAAGCGCCCAAACGCAGAACCAATACGTTTTGCTAGTTCTCTGGACTCTATAGCTACCTCAGTAGCACTGCGTACAGCACCATTAGGGTCGCGTAGATCGTTAAACAAGGCACGTTTGATAGCAGTCTGTAGCTCGTTAATCTCAAACTGCGCTAATGACAGGTTAGAGCCTGTGTCTAGTCGCTGAATACTAGGATTAGCAGAGTTGTTAGAACCTACAGGAATAACAATGCCTGGGCTTATACTAATATTGTAGGGGTTGGTTACACCGTCATCAGTTGCTGTGTACATACCCGCTAGATCAATGGCTGCTTTCTGTAGTACAAACTCTTTTGCTTTGTTTAGAGAGCGTACATCAGGTAATGCTTGTAGCGCAGGGCCACGACCACGAATCTCACCGGATACTTTAGAGTAACGGCCAGTTAACCAAGGGCTAGATGTACCGTAGTCTTCCATCCAGCTAATAGAATCTTCATCTTTAACCCACACACAACCGTAATAGGTCTTAGCTTTAGGCATAAATACAACACCCTCACTAATCTCTACGTCTTTGTCTGGTGAATTTTTGATCACATTCTTGATCTTCTCAGAAGGCTTAAACCCTCTCCACTGACGCTCTAGGTTACGCGCTTTAACAGTGAATCGTCGCCAATGTGTCTCGATAGAACCGTATGGGCCTTCCTCGAACGCTATGCCCTTCTGTGGGATAGCATTAAAGATAAGGGGCATGTTGTCATCATCGTTCTCATCAATGCGTAGTGAGCCTGTACCGACTAAAAGGTCTAAGGCATGCTCATAAAACTGCGTAGCAAAGTTAGAACGGTTGATGTAATCAAAGATAATGACAGCCTGCTTCTCCAGGTTATCCCTTATCTCTTGTTCTGTTACACCGTATTCGCCAGTCTCAAGCATTTCTATTACTTGATCAGACGGAGCGAACGTAGCCCAGCGCGACCAGATAGGTGCAATGTTTTCTTGCAGCTTACTAGCGCCTTGTTGAATTGCCTCAAGAGCAGTGGAGTCGAATATACGCTCCATCTTCTTCTGGCCTCTACGATTAGTGTCAAACAAGTTCCTGTTAGGCAGAAAAAATTCATACACATCATCTAGCGTATCGTGCCACATCATAGCATTCTCAAATGCCTTGGCCTCACGCCTTTTAAGGTCAGCTAAAGACCCTAACTCTTTTGGTAATTCCATAGTTATTTCGCTTTTACTGTATTATCAATAGCAGATTGGTAGCTTCTATTAGGACTAGCAATTAATCCCATACCTCTTGGCGCTCTAGCCCTGAAACTCATTGCGCCACCGCCAGCCCTGCCGCGACCTTGATTGTTCTTAGAACCCATAGGAGTAGCTTTGGCTAACAATGATTTAGAACCACCAGTGCCTCTAACTATCGCTTTCGTGCGCTTTTCTTCCTCTTCCATTTCCTCCTCAATTAGCCTGCTTTGGCGCTCTTCTTGCGCTAACTGGGATGCGTCAGGTTTAGGTGCTTTTGGTGCTTTCATAATGCTTTCTCATATACTTAAAGAGTTGATAGGGTGTCCATATAAATGGTTTGTTGATACCCAGTAGTTGTTTAGTGTGTCCTACGCAAGTATTAAGCATAAACAAACCCCTGACAGGGTTCTTTTGCTTATACCCCATCATAATAAAAGGTTCGTCAAGTATAACATTTTTGTCAGTCACGGTGAACAAGTCAAATATGTCAACTGTTCTGCCGTGGACAATGTAGTCCTGCCCGTTAGGTTTAAGAACAAAGCAGTGTTTGATCTCTTTATGTAGGAACCTAGACCACCAATGCCCGTCATCATCCATAAATACGACGAATATGTCAGAAGACACTAAACCCAACCTTAGCTGTAATAGGCTTATCGTACTTGCCAGACCTGCTTAACGCGGAACGTCCCTCACCTTCACCCTGTAATGCGTACTCTAGGGCTTCTACTGGGTGGGAATACTCGTTCTTATCGGGTTCATCAGTGTATCTCTCACCTGTTGTCTGCACTCTACGGTAGCAAAAGCCACCTTGTAGACCTTTACGGATCATTGAGGCTTTGGGTAGGACAGTAAATCGTGGTTTTCCATCCATGCACATCTCTTTCATAGGCACTTCTAGGGCTGCTCTACGCTTTAGTGGATCGTTCGATTGGGTGGGTTGACAGGGTATGCCAGCCGCCCGCATGATTTGGAATGGAGTTTCACTGTTTGACTGATTTTTGTTCTGTCCACTAGGATCGCCCCACCCTTTAAATTCGTGGTCTGGGTACATCTCTTCAATATAGCGTTTGAGTGTCGGAGCAAAGTCCACTGCACCCGAATCGGTAAGTACCATCTCATCAAAACACACCCACCTTCCTATGGAAGTTCGTTGTAAAAACGCACACGCTGGTGTACGACCAAAGTCAAAGCCAAGAACAATAGGATAATCCTTAGTAGGTTGGAAGTCTAAGTGTTGACAGTGTACTGAATCGGTATACATGGGGTGTACAGGCTTGCCGTTAGACACAAAGCCGTACTCATTGGCTAAGTTAACCTTGATCCAGTCGTTAGTCTTGCCGTTTAGACCACGTTTATAGTATTCATTAGGCAGGTTAATCAGGTTTTCAGCGTCATCATTGATCTTCCACGCCTCACCATCCTTGAATACACCGCCAGGTTGCCTAAAAAATGACCAATCTTCAGGGCGTTCTATCTCTGCTAGTTTAAAATACCAGTGGTCTTCGTCAGGGGCGTTACTATCGCCTATCATTCCGTGGTGTGTAGGACGCGCTCCCTCCTTGTTTGAGGGGTATCTACCATGTCGTAGGTCAAGCATGTCTAAAACAGCCTTAGAATGCTCCTTAGTCTCGTTTAACCACACCCAAGTAGTCTGGATACCACGGGCTTTCTTAACGTGTTCAGGGCGATCAAAGGCGATAAACACGACATCACACTCTACCTTCGTACCATCCTCTAAATTAAACCTAATGAAGTGCGTAGGGGGTTCTTTATTACCCTGTTTGAAGTCACCTAACTCCCCGTGTATCTCTAGCCAGTCCTTAATCGTGGTAGAGAACAGTTCAGAGTAGGTGTTACGGGCTGCAATTACGCGGG